CTCCACCCAAACCATCGGGAAAAAGACCTTAGGTTATAACCAAGGTCCGAGATCGTACCACTGTTGACACAGGCTATTGCTCAACCTATATTTCGTACGACCATTTAGGGGGACTGCGTTTCGTCCTTCCCTAGTAGAAGTACTGATAAAGGAGGCAATCGCTTGTAGCCTGTGATGGCGTTCTCCGCCGGATCTTTCGGTCTGGCGAAGCACGACGTCTGCTAAATGCTCGCGGAAACCAAAATCAAGGTCCCCACTTGCTTTTAGCTGCCATAAAGCGGCTAGTAAATAGCCGTTAGTGTCGTCTTGGTAAGTTTTACTTACCTCCACCACGTTCTTGACACGGTAACCTTCAAGGCCGTGTCGAGCGCGGCTGGGGGTGGCTTCATCCAAGTTAGCGATGAAACCACCATCTCCAAGATCGGTCGGAATCCTAAAGCGATAAACTTCAGGACAAGACCGGAGGAGGAGCTCAAACAATGGCCGAAGAGTAGCATCACAAGAGGTACGTAGATTCCTCCGGTGAGCTAGTCGACGGACAGCGTTTGCCAGGCGATAAAGCGCTGGAACAGAAGACACTCTATCTTTAAGATAGATTGGCTTAACGTCAATGCCTGAGAAGAAATGGGCTCCACAGCTTTCTCTAAACATTGAGCCGTAATGGCTCTTTTTCATGTTTATGCGAAAGCCGTAGAATTCCAACATCTCAGAGAACAACCCAAAGCAGGCGGTAGGCAATATTACGTCATCGCCGTACGCGCTCACGTCAGATGAATCGACGTGTAGATATTCTGCGCAGCAAGAAGCTACTGCGTAAAATATCAACGACTCGAGCTGAAAGGTGAAGCCGTTCCCCATACTGGAGAACTTCTCCCACTTTCGAGGCTCTGAGTTGCTTAGGGAGCCATAATGAGATCGACAAGAGTCCAATAGCACGAGCCAGCGCGGAGGTAAAAGTTCCTCCACGACAGCTTTGGCGATTGAATCGCTAGCAGAAGAGAGATCAACAGTAGCAAGGTGCTGGCTCATAGAGCCAATCCGGGCTAACTGCTGGTTCCTCGACTGGTAACGCAAGTCGACCCCATACCGTCGTAGCCTCAAACCGATCATATCGCCAACGGCCTTCTGGAACCAAAGATTGATTCCTGGTTCGATGGCAATAACGCGATTGGTCGAAGCGTCCTTCGGTACAGTGATCACCTTATTCCCAACTTGAAAATTCGGAAAACCCGAATCGACAAGCTGGGAGGACCATAGAGGATAAGCACTCTCTATGACCTCCCAAGGGATAAGGGAGTACAGATCACGCGTTATTCCAGTTTCACACTGGAACTTCTTGGCTGGACTGGCATCTCTACGTTTTATCAACGTAGAGGCACCAGGACCCCAGTCAGGCATCGAGAAAATCTCTTCAGCCGAAAAATCGCCGAGGATCTTTGCAATTTTACGTTCGACTGCGTGATGCAGCCAAACGGTACGACCCCTATATAAAGGGTCGGACTGCAAATTCCTGAAGCGACGATTCGTTTGCTTACAAAGAAGTTCGAATTCTTCGAATTTCTTAAAGGCAACTTCGTCCAAGTCAAAATCAAGGGTTAACCCCTTAAATTTCGACAAAAACTTAGTGGCCGCGTAAGCATCCCTTAGCTCTACGTGATTAGCGTAGTGCAACGGGTCGAACTCGAGCCTAGCTAGCTGCTCATGCTCCATATTTCTATAGAGTAGAGCAACAGTCAAAGCACGAGGACAATCCAGGGCCTGAAGGTAAGCCTCGATTGCCGAAGAGGAAACCTCTTCGGGAACGCGATAGCTCGCAATTCCTTTATGGAATCGCAAACCGTGCTTCTTAGAAGACATGGTTGTTCTCCTGAAGTTCTGACTGCAGCGTGTATGTTTAGTACACGTTCTCGAACGTCGTCACCGCGTTCTCGAGCGGCGAGCCCGTGCTGTCTGTGGGCACGCCATCGTTCGCGTTGATCGTCCGAGCGAAAAGAGAGGCCACCTCGCTGAACAGCTTTTGCCGTTCGGCAAGGGTGCTTCTTTCCGGCAGAAAGAACTCCATGACGCAGGTACAGTCATACGCCTTCGTTGGCGCCGGCTGAATACCGGTAGCCGTCGAAGGGGACGTCTGTTCCAACGTCGGGAGAACGAGCTTCGCCTGGACTTTGTAGATGCGGCTCGCCTTGGTAGGCGGACGCAGCGACAAGGTCAGACGCGGGTAACCGATGGCGATTCCGCCGGAACGGTCGACCCAGGCCGCGATCCCGTTGGGGGAAATCCCCTCGGGGTTCAGGGTAGAGTCCACGCCCACGGTCGCGCTCGTCGTAAGACGGGCAAGACTATGGTCGAGGATACTCGACAGCTTCACTGCCGCAATAGCGGACATGTGTTGACTCCAAAGTTAAACTCAGGGTTAACGCTATATCCTCTAACGGCCAAAAACTTGATGTACGAGAGCGATGGCATTCGCTGCAGTAGTCACGTTAGACAGACCATTGCTTGGAGACCAGGACATCTGAGGGGTCGGAAAAGCAGTAAGCTTTGTCCGATCCAACAGAATCCATTCTCTAGCATAGTCCGCCTGCGTGTCCTGTATCGTGCCACCACTACCGGCATCAATGCTCTGGCCGTGTATAGCAGAAATGCAGCTCTCTCTAGTGAACTGAACCTGGTATCCGTCCAAAAATTCGAGACCATTCCAAGCCGTTAAGGCTTCGAGATAGTTCCCGATTGGCAGAAACCAGTCAGCCACGAAAGAGAACGGCAGTAACTCCCATAAGAGGTTTATGGGGTTTGTGAAGCCCGTCTGATTCAAAAAGGCCTGCAAAGGCGAAGCAATACGGTACCGGAGCCCTATCCTACATGTCGTGTCAATCTGTTGAACAGTTTGACCCTTCACGGGGGACGGGGTATTCCAGGAACTGAATTGCGACACCGTCGTGGACCTTTGAGAAGCAGACGCAGTCACCCGCGCAACAAGACCACCACCAGTCATAAGATTGGGGATGGCCCTGAGAACACCTTCGATATCAGAGAGAAGAGGCTTCCAGCCATACTGCAACTGCAGCCAATTATTGGCCGCAGAGCGCGTAAAGCGTGGAGGACGACTTCCACCCCTGAATCTCGGAGGAGAGTTCTGCCATAAGGTGCGTACAGCGCCGAAAACGTTTCCGTTTTTGACCTGTATCCCAGCACGTGCGATGGTCGATGCAGCATTTGTGATCACCGAAAGTGTCTGGTGAAGTTGACCGAGATCTTGAGCGAGGTTAGCATCAACACCCGCCTGAGCCCGGTTAATCAAACGCCTTATGGCCACATTCGCCGCCCCACTCACGTGGGAGGGCGGTGCGGGTTCGGTATATCGACTCGTATACGGATCCACCCAAAGGTGGTAAAACGTAATGCGCGGATTAGCGTTCTTATGAACAGCTAAATTCGCGTCAACGTTCTTAATCGAAACACTGTGCGGATTTACCGGCAGGTTCCGACCCCGCAAACGTCCAAAACCAGGAGTACGCGTACCAGACCAAGTTCTCGAGAATCTTGAGATCGAAGTCGGGGTAATGGCGATCGAATAGTTTGCACTACCGACGCCATTCTGCAACTCATCTACTCGCGTAAATGAGCTGACACGTGACTCAGGGTTAGGGCGTAAGTTGGTTGAACGACGAGTACGACCGACCGTGTTGGTTTGTGCAACAAGTAAACCAACAACTCGACGGCGTGCGTTTCGCACGAACGTCGGGTACCTCGTCTGAGGAAACGGGACACTAACAGACCCAACGCCTCTTGTGGAGACGCTAGTCCTAGGAGTGCCCAGATTCGTTCGGACGCGATAGGGGTAGCCACGTCGAAACCTCGTATAGTCGAAGAACAAACGTACACGTTGACGATTGCGACAGAAAAAGCGTGCCTGCAAGGAAGGAGGAACCTCCTTTATGGAGAATTCCTCCGAACTCCAAACAAGACGCCCATCTTCGTAAATCGAGAACGAAACGTATTCTCCGTCACGTACGAGAGATCTGGTGTCCATCCCTGTCCTGCTCAACAACGCAAGGTACTCAGGATGCGCGTTTAGGTAAGTAGTAGAGAGGACGGTATTACCCATAAAGGGTGTACCCCCCTAACACCAAATCCTCAACGCTGTTGAGGCCCAAAACCCGAAAGAGGATATTACAGATAAGCGGGGAAAGACCGGCCGCCGCTCCTAAGATCCAAAAGGAAATTAGAAGCAAAAGGCTCCCGGAACGATCCTCGTCATCCATAAATACCTCCAAGGTTAAGGGGTGCCTAGATTATCTAGGCCATACGTTCAGTTATCGACCGCCGGTTGGCGTCCTGCTTAGATCACGAACATGACCGACCAGGATCTTAAGATCCGGAATCGGAAGGTTCGCTAGCTCTTCGTCAGTATAGGCAGGCTCAAAAGCCACACCTTTCTGATCGAGGATGCTGACATATGAAGCGTAATCTGCAAGAAGCAGCTTACGAACATGTGCCTGATCCATGCAAGCCTCCTTTCAGCGATTGACGTCTGAACAAAGAGACCCTCTTTTTGAAAGAGGAAGGATATACTTACCCTCCCAATCTATCCTCAAAGAGAGTATATATCTCAGAAGCGATATTAGAAATATCGTCTGAGGTACTAGCGCTCCTAAGTTGCGAGACGAAGCCAAAGAATTCATCATCACTGATGAACCCGCGGCGACACTCACTACTCAGGAGGCTAGTCAACAGGGCTTTCAAAGCATCGTGTTGCATATACCCTCCAAAGGTTAGAAAGGAAGTAGAGTCAGGCCCGAAACGGGCCCGACTCTAAGATCAATGCTCTTACCCCAGGAATGAGATGAGCCAGAAAACAAACCGGCCCACAGCATCCCAGAGGGGAGCAAAGATATCGGTAGGCATAAAACCTCCCTTTCTGGAG